AAGTTGTCACCCGCATAAAATGTTGGTGACCCTAAGGCAGTGTCCTTTGCGTCTGTACCATCAAGAATAGCGGCTCTACCGGTTTTCTGATATGCATTAGCCTTCACATAGTGATCCACTACTCGGGATAACATCTGAACGAAATCAACGGGGTAATTGACGGCCTGGAAATCCAATGATATAGGGGGCATTAAGTGTCTACCTGGATAGGTACGCCTCTGAATGTTGAATTTAGAAAAGTCCTCATCTTCCATATCAAACATCACAGCATTAGACTTCTCCATATCGCTCATAAAGTCATCCTTGAAAGATGATATATCGGAGAGTACTTGACGGAGATTAGACAAACCAGGCTCACCTTGCCCGTAAAAGGGGTAGCCATCGATTAACTCGAGGTTATCCTTTCGGGCAGGCTTACCAAATTTAGTCTCTCTAAACAATTTGATACCAATTTCTGAATATGTCATTCCGAATTTGGCGACGGTATCAATGATACCTTGGGATGTTACAGGCGCAGCTAGCTTAGCCAACTTTATATTATCTAATCCGACGGACATGACGCCATTCAGATCAGACAGGGTGGGGTTAGTTGGAATTAACCCCGCCCCTTTGTCTAATCCTTTAGCCATTAAACGATCACCTTCCCTTCTGTATCGTCAGCGACAGAACCCATATGAGGTTTAGTCTTATCAACTGCCATTTCAGTTTTACCTACAGCGTCAGTCTGCTCATCAGCGGTGCGTTCAGTCATTTCCTCTTTGTTGATAACAGTGGTCTCCTCCAGCTTGGGTGTAGGAATAGGAGCCTCTTTCGCTTCAACGACGGCTTTGACCTTCTTAGTCTCTACTTCATCATTGATGTTTATAATCATATCAGGAGTTGAGATAGCTTCAAGATCATCAGCCTCTGAGAAACCAATAACTGGCATCTCAATGTAAGTTAGAACTGAAGCCAAATAAGCGTGGGCATCAGTGGTTAGGGATAACCGCTGTATTAGAGATGGATATGCCACGGCCGCAACGGCGCTCATAGAATGAACATGTCTATTACTCACAAATAGATGAGGAAAGAAAGCAAACGTCTTAGACCAATGGGTCACTGTAATTAACTCATTAGTTACCGTCTGTTTCTTAATCTCTTGACAGAACTGAACATAGTAGGCATCAGCGCTGCCGGGCTGGTCATTTAGAGCTTTTAGGGCTCTTAGTCTAGCATTGTTATAAATATCACTTCTCACAGGCATCGAGAGCTTAACGCTTCCGGCCATAGTGTAGGGGAAGTAAGATAAATTGTGTGGCTTAGGAACTTTTCGATGGAGAACGATCATAAAATCCTTGTTAGGGGACATCTTAACATGACGAGGTTCAGCCTTATTGGTAGGATTCCAAGGCGCATTAACTTCACAAAGAGTGGCAGAGGGATAACCATAAATAAATGGAATGGATGGCGAAATCAAGGTCCAATCATTTAGGTTAGCCATATCGCCTTTCCCACCTTTAGCGGCTTTATATAGGGTAAACATTGACCCCAGAGCGTTAGCTATGGAAGCTTCAGGAGTCAATTTGGTCAATAAAGCATGAAAAATGGGCGTAAAGAAGTCAGCTATTGATGATAAAGGCCTATTCTTAGATCCAGATAAGTAGTGATTGATAGATGCAATATCATTGGCAATATTCTGAGATGTAGTATCCTCAATGTAATTGAATGGGATTAGAAGACAACTATAATCAGAGCCAGTGGATGGTGAAGGAGGTAGCTTAACTACCGTATCCCACGTAAAGTGATGCTGGGGGAGGTTTTGAGTTAACTTGTCAATTTGAAATCCAACGGGGAAGATCAATTTGTAAACATGGTCACTCAAACTCCATCTCAGCTCATCATTTGAAGTCCTTACATATTTAGGGATATAAGATGGAACTAAATACTTTGATGTAGGATTAGGATATTCGAGAGTACCGAATCGAGGATCGGCATCAAGGGTTCCTAAAGAATCTAAGTGTGTAAGAACACTCCCCCTCGGCATGGCAAGACCAGAGTAGTAGGTATCATACATCTGCTTATACTGTATAGCTTGAGAA